TTCCCCACCCCAAAAACTATCAGACAAAAGTACTACTAACTTTTTAAGATCTTCACTATTGTTAAAATCAGTTTCCTGATCTAACTCTAATGGGATCCTGATCTGTTCTAAGACAGGAAAGTCGCCAATAGTTCTTGTATGGTTTTTAGGATTTAAAAAATCCTTACAATCTTTTCGGTGTATTTGTACCCCGAAATCATGATCCACTAATATTCCGTATTCTGTTTTCATAGTATTTCCCCTTTTTCATTAAGTCCGAACATGTCTTGTTGAGATTTTAAAGGTAATCTTCTACAAGTTACGCACCTGTAATACTTCTTATAAAATTCTTCATAAGTTTCATAGGAATAATATCCATTTACAAACTTACCCATTTTACCTTTACAGGCTACACCTTTAATAGTTCTCAAACATTTCATTTCGTTTCCTTTCATACCTATTAGATTAATCTAAGATTAAAATAGTTACAGCTTTTTTTAGGTTTTTTTTGTACTAATATCCCCAATGTTTATAGGCTTTTAGCTATTTTTCTACTGATCAGCCAAAGAAATTTCTTAAATTTTACCCAAAAAAGTGCTTAGAACTTTTTTTTCTGCGCCTAAGACGCGCCTAAGACCATTTATAGATTTTTAAGATCCCAACAGGATCTAGAAGGGTACCAATGATACCAACCATGTCCGTATCTATTCACAGTATCATTTTTGATCAGCCAACTTGCAACAGCGACAGACACTCTAACATCAGTTCTCTCGCTTGTGATCTTTAGCTTTGGCGCTAACCAATCCCACCAAGTACGATTGTTAAACTGTAGGATCCCTAGATCGTTGGATCCGTCTTTGTTTTCGTTATATGCTGTAGGTTTTCCGCTACTTTCACAAAAAGCGATCCTTAAAATCTTTCCTAGATCTTCAGGATCTTCAAAGTATTCATGGAATAGATCTACATAATCTTCCATGTGATAGATAATTTCATTGTGTTTCCTGCAATCCCAATAAAATTGCAGATCTGAAGGTACAATCGGGGACGACAAAGTACAAGCTATAAGAACTTCAGCAATCAAACTGATCTACTTGCTAGCTAATGCAGGATCTAAATCATTGATCCTAGTAATTCCGACCTTTAGATCTTCTGTGATCCAATTTCCCTGATCGTCATTATAAATGATCTTTGTCTTGATCCCGTCGTTTTCTAAGCCAAAAAATGTTTTCGCCATATAATAATTATAATCTAAGATTTATTTATTTTTCCAAATTTATTAAATATTCAGAAGTTACGCCTGATCCGTCTTTTCCAAACAATAAGAACTGACATGGACGCCCCATGCTTGCTAATTGTTCTTGTGCGAAAGTGTTATAACTCTCTGTAGATCCGTTAACCCAAACCCTAGTGTCGTTAATATACATCGTTGTAGGCGTGTGATAATGTCCACAAACAGCATAATCAAAGTCTTCCATTAGCCCGTTAGACGCTAAAGCCTTCCAACCTAAGATCTTTTTATTATATCCATACCAAGCGATCCCACCGAAACCCCTGATCTGATCCCCATGAAATAAGAAAAAGCGTAGTTTTTCGCCTAGTTCAGCTACCGTGTACCAATTTCTTTCGCCTTCCCCGTCAGGACTATTAAAGGTTATTCTTTTCTGATCCTTATAAGCAAGCTCTAAGATCTTATAAAGCATGCGATCAGCGTTAGTTTCAGGGTTATAAGATCTTCTAGATTTACCACCCAAAGCACCATGATTACCTATAACTAAATGACAATCTACTTCTTCAAACTCTGCTAGTAATTTATCAAGAAAACCGATCATAATTCTTGGTGCGTCGATTGTTACTTGTCTATATAAAGAACTATCGATCAAGTGTTCCTGCCCTGCGAATATTAACTCGCCTTCTACTATGTCGCCAAGAACTAAAACAGCTACTTTCTTTACAGGGAAAGACTTACGCTTAATCCTAGCGATGTTGATGATCTTGTCTGCGTACCTTAATACTCTTTCTTCTGCTATTTCTGTATTGTAATCAGGTGTTACTTTGGCTAATTGTATGTCAGAAAGTAAGGCTATTGCTATTTCTTCCTGTCCTTTTCTACGATCTCTAGGCGGAACTTTAACTTTAGGGATCTCTATTAGGCTTAAATTGTCTTTGACAGCTTGATAAACAGCGTTAACTAGATCCTGTTTCTTGTGTTTGGCGTTTTCTAATGACTTTAAAACTCTTCTGTTAGTTGCTTTAAGTTCTTTGTTTTCTCTTTCTAGTTTCTCTACATGTTCTTCCTGAAACTGATCAATCGTCTTTTTTGTTTTTCTTTTTGTCATACTGCGTAAAATACCTTTCAATAGAGTTTCTTGATATAGTCCACCCGCAACCGTCTTCAGCAGTTAACCAATCTATTATGGCTTGTCTTCTGTAGCCATTGTCATAATGTTCTAATGCTTTATTCCACTCTTTAAAAGTTTTTTCGCTTTTTAGATAGTATTTAGTATTAGATTGATGTATCAAGCTACTAGGATTTTCTTTAATAAATTCGTCAAAAGATTTAGACACGCTAGCCCTTCTGTTGTTTAATCGTAGTTTAATAGAAAGGTGCGTAGATCCTAGTATTTACCTAAGATAATATTTCAAGATCGTTAAAACCTACATTGATATAAGATCTAAGACAGGATCCGCAGACATGATCCTTTTTCCATTTACCATTTCTATAAAATCTTTTTGAAAATATTACTGATCCGTCTTTGAGATCATAAGGATCAAGATACTTTCCGCAGTAAGAAAGATCCTGATCTAAGATGTGAAACTTCCTTAAACGATTACGCTGATTGTCATAATCCCCGTGAAACTTTGTTTTAGCGACGCGCACTTTTCCCGCAATTCTGACAGAAGATATAATGTGAGTTATCTTTTAATGTCCATTGACTTAATTTTCTAACCTTACAATTAGTGCAGTAAGTATATCCGTCAAATGATTTAGCTTTCATTATCTTGCTACGCTTTCTTCGATAGCCCAAACAGTACCGTCGTTAAAGATAACTGTATTTCTTTTACGACCTTTCTTGGATCCTTCTAACATTAACAAGACTTTAAGTTCTGCGATAGCGTCCCTTTTATTGTTATGGTAAGAGTGTGCTACCCCTTTGTTGTTTCTTAGTGTATAAAGTTTCATTTCGTTTCCTTTCAATATGTCTTATATATATAATCTTAACCTTAGATTAAATTATTACAAATTTAAAAAATATTTATATTGATTGACATAATTAAAAGATCTGTGCATATAAAATAGAAAAGCCTGTAAACATTGAGTATTTTATATCATAACGCACATGTAAATAAATAAAATGCAAGCGAAAAAAAAATATTTATTTTTTGAATAAAATCGTCTATTTTTTGTCCAAAAAACGCTTAGAACTTTTGTTTTACATTAAGACCGTGATCAATGTCGCAATCGATATTCCCGCTATGATCCAACCGTAGATCTCTTGTCTTGTTGGGCGTGTAGCTAGATCCTTTTGGATCTGATCTAACTTTTCAAATAGCTTTTCTATATCTTTCATCACTTTATTGATCATCTCTTTTTGTGTGTAACCGTTATCCGACATGACTAAAATATCCATGCTTACAGTTACATATAGTAATATATGTACCGTTTTCGTTTACATAAGTTTTACAAGATGTCATCTTTATCGATCCAATCCCACTCTTTAAATTTAGCGATGTTTCTTTCTATCTTATCTATTTTAAAGATCATAAAAAGCATTATTTTAAATATAAAATAAATAGATACAACACCCATAAAAAAATTTTCCATTGTTATTCTCACTTTCTAAAATTTATTGTTAGCAACCATACGACTAATGATCCTAGTATGGCTAAACCAATTATTGATCTAGAACTTCCTGTCATGCTAAACCAAGCAATAAAAAATCCTAAGATCGTAAATGTTTGGATCACAAGTTCTCTAGTCATTTTTTTCAACCAAGATCCAAGCCATTTAAAAACTTTTATTATATTTATTTTAGGTACCTTTATTTCAGGTAACTTCGGTGCGTTTAATTTAGGTAAATTAAACTTCATTAAAAATTCCTTCTAAAAGGGATCGCACTTGCACTTATGATCTGACTAGCAATAATAACAGGGATCGTAGTTTCCCTAGCTTTAGCCTTCTGATCTTCCGTCATGTCCGATCCGATTTCTCTAATGTTTATTTCAGACAAATCTACATCAATAATAGCACCGATCGGATCTGCTATAAACTCTTCTACTTGAATTTCTACAACAACATCAGCAACGGTAAAATTTTCTACATCTTTATTATCTTCTGAAGTTGCTCTCTCAACATATTCTTCAACAGCTTTACTTATATTCTCATCTTTCTCGGCGCTCTCTGCTAAGATCTCTAGATCTTCTGCACCCTGTACGCCTAATACTTCAGCTACAACTTCTTTTTCTTCTGTAGATAATGTTTCAACAGTTTTAACTTCTGTAACTTTATTAACTACAGCTTGTACTACTTTCTGTGTTTGTTTGTCTGCAACTGCTAAAGATTGTACTTCAACAGTTGAAACCTGTTCTAAGACTTCGATCTGCTCTTCTTGATCAAGAGTTTCTACAAATTCTTCGATCTGTTCTTCTAATTCTTCTTCATATTCTATTAATTCTTCTTCTGATAGATCTTCTAACTCTTCTTGATCTAATACTTCTACTACTTCTTCTAGATCAATGATCTCTTCAATTACTTCTTCAACTACAGCTACTACAAGTTCTACTTCTTCTTCTGTAAGATCTTCTATTTCTTTTTCTTTTATTTCTTCAAATTCTTCTTTTGTGATCTCTTCAGGAAGGATCTCTTCAAGTATTTCTTCTACAATCTCTTCTTCTATCTCTATAATTTCTTCTTTTATTTCTATGATCTCTTCATCTTCAGGCTCAATTATGATCACAATTTCATCAAATTCGTCTTCTTCTATTACAAATTCTTCTAGATCTAATTCATTTAACTCTTCAATTACTTTAATGATCTCTTCTTTTTCTTCCTCAGATAGATCTAGTTCAGGATCAAACTCAACTTCTATGATCTCTTCTTCTATTATTTCTAGATCTTCTAGATCTTCTTCAGCTTTTAGATCTAATTCTTCTATCTCTTCATCAGTAAGATCTTCAATTATTATGATCTCTTCTTCTATAATCTCTTCTTCTATGATCTCTTCTTCTTCAATATCACAATCCCCGCGCAAAATTTGGGCGTCAGTTAAATAACAGCCGTACTCTTCTTCGTTTTTTTGTCTTTCCTGATCTCTTTGAGCGTCGCCCTGATCTATCTGATCTTGTGTGTATTCGACTTCTTCATCGCCAATCTTGACTATTACAGGGGCTAAAGTCGTAGTAGTTGTAGGTGGTGGCGGTGGGGCTATCGTAGTCGTCGTAGTTGACGGCGGAATAGTAGTAGTAGTCGTCGATGTAGTCGTAGTTGGCGGGATCGTCGTAGTAGTCGTAGATGTAGTAGTCGTACTCGTAGTCGTCGTCGTAGATGTAGTAGTCGTAGTTTCAGGCGGTAAAGTAGTCGTTGTCGTGGTGCTAGTTGTTGTTGTCGTACTAGATGTACTTGTAGTACTGCTAGTAGTGCTACTTGTAGTCGATGAAGTAGTAGTTGTAGTCGTTCCATTGTCATAAGTATAATAAACATCATCTATAAGCCACCAATCTTGTTGATTATCTGTAGCCCCGTCAATAACTATTTCTGTTATGTAAGTATTTTCTACAGTTAAAGTTAATGTAGCTGTACTATCTGCAACAACATTATTAGCCTGATCCCAAGTATTTATTAAAGTAAAAGTAGCCGAAGATCCATTGTCATAATATACCGTGCCTGATCCTGTGCTTTCTCTTGCATTATAAGTAAAGCCTACTTCTCTTATCTGTTTCTGATCAGAACTAGGAAAAGAGATCGTTAGATCGTCTGTACTTGATCTTATTCCAAGCTGATAACGATCAGATCCAAAGTATTCTGATCCAAAACAATCAAGATCTTCAATAAATATTGATCCTGCTGTCGTAGTTTCCCCGCATGATCCACTATTGATCGCAGTTACAGCAGTATCAGAAGATCCATAAAGGAACTGTATATCCTGATTTATTTGTTGATTATTAAAATTTTCTGTTGTTGTTACTTCTTCAGCAAGTAAAACGGGTACAGGAATTACTAAAAATACGACAAGAAGTAATCTAACAAGTGTATTAAACCGATAGATCACTCAAATTCTGTTTAAAGAATTATGCGTCGAAAGTTTGTGCAGGCTTATACTGCTCTAAAGCGTGTTGAAGTACAGTAAGCGCACTTGTAGCGAAACTTACCCCCAATACTTGTACTAAGTCCGCGTCAATAATTCCTGTCTGCGCACTAAGATAAACGCCGATTGCTGATTGCAAGCCTGTTCGTAAAGCCTTTACGATCATAAACTTCCAATATGCTTTCCAATCTTTTTTAGCCATTATTCTTCTTCTACCTTTCCGAATTGTCTTTTGTTAAAGTGTTTGCACTTTTGTTGAAGACATTTCCAAGCACCTTTAACATAAACTAAAGATATATTACAGCTTGGGCAGTTAATACCCATAGTGATAAACCTTTCTAGGTTATGTTCTTTCCTTCTAGTTTAGCATTAAGGATCCTGATCAATCCTTTAATCTCTGATAAATCGTCTTTTATATTGTTTGGGTGGATCATATCAGGTGGACTAGCGTTAGTTACTTCTGATCCTAAGTTTACTTTAGTGATCTCTAATGTAACTTTTTCGCCACGATCTAAAGCGTCTGCGACTTTTGGATAGAAGTTTGTATAAGCTAGCTTGCTATTTCCTATAAATCCGTCTTTAGAAACATCTAGATCCTGTTGAGTAGATCCTACTAGAACGCAACCTGCCGTATTTTCGTCAGTATTCCCTAAGTGAAAAAGCACCCATTTAAAGTTCGGGATCTGTTTTATTTCGAGCATACCGCGTCCCTTATGGATCGTAGGAAATTTCTTTGTATAACGATTGAAAAAGCCACCTTCATTACGATATTCAATAGGATATGTGCCTTCGGGAATACATGTTTCGCCTGCTATCTTAATATCCCTATACTCATCTTCTAGGGTATAGCACTCGAATACACCGTCCACAAATAACATACCATTGACAGCGTCTTTCCCAAATTGAGTTCTAATTAGTTGTAGTTTCATAAAGTTGATTATATCAAAAAATAAGTAATTTTATTTATAAAATTTAGTATATCTATTCCAATCTTCACTCATAGAATATAAGTGTTGTGCTTGTTTAGTATGTAGATCTATAAATTCTTCATCGTATTTATTTACTTTGACTTCATGCTTTTGATCTTTTTTATATAATTCCATGACTATTAATGGATCGCCTGCTTTGATCACTAAACTTTCTTCTTCAGTTACATTAATATCTTTATAAAACTCAAAAGGAAAATTTGTTTCATACCAAATATCGCTTTCAACATATCCACTTAACAATCTAATATTTCTTCTATGGTGGTAAAAAGGGTCTTTAAAGTGTATTCCATAACCTTTAGGCGCTTTAAATAAATAAGGGGAAGTTAGTTTTAAAATACCATAGCTGTTAATTCCATTTAATTTCATGTGTTCAATTTGATCTTCGCCCTGCTCTGTTATCCATTTTATATGATCTAATTCAGGACGGCGTCCGACTTCTGCAACCCAATTAATTACATCGCCTTTCTTATATATAAAAAAATCTGTCCAACTTGGTATTACTATACCCCGTGTAACTTCTTCAATTATTGCAGGACATCTTTTTGCTTGAATAGCTTTATCTTTAAAATAAAAATCTTCTTTATTATTTACTTTTTGTTTTTTATACCAATCAGGAAGAAATCTATTTATTGGCTGTGGTGGATAAAGTTCTAATAAATTTTCTACAAGTTTGTGTCTAGGATAGACATTTATTTCACTCATTTAAATTTTTTCTTTTTCCATATTTCTTTTGCATAATGATTTATAGCGTACCTACCGAAACTGTTTTGCTCTTGAACATAATAATCATTGTCTTTAAAATAATCGCTGACCATTTCCCAATTATCTCTTTTAAATGGAATAATCTGTGCAATAGGTGTTCCATGCTTGACTATACCCCTGTGATTTTTGGAAACCCATACGGGTAAAGCGAAACCTGAAATATTACGATCAGTATCTATTACACCCGCAACAGCTTTAAAAGGTAATTTGTTATAACCGATAGGGCTTATTACTAAAGATGAATATCCTTTAGGCGTAATAGGTAATCTTCTATATTGATACTTAGCTACTCTAGAATAATAACCATAAGGCGTTTCTATTTTTGAAGTATGTTCTGCGTGTGGCTCAAATATTGTTTCTTGCGTTTTCCAAGTTAAATCCCAATGACCGTCAATGTGTTTCAGGACTATATCGTATTGAGTTTCTATGATATATCCCAAACCTAATGCGTCTAGTATTGGAATACATTTTTTAAATGTACCATTAGTTAAATTAGTACCTACTTCTATTTCATCAGCTTTTTCTGTATCGCCATAAATATTTATATCTTTGTACCAATCAGGCAATTTATTACTAGCAGGGACAGGAAGTTTATCTAATGTGTCGTATTTTTTTTCGAGTGCTTTAAATATAATTTTTTTCATAAAGCTAGTGTAGCTTTATAGTGTTTTTCTACTCTATTTTTTCGTATATTTCAGTAGTAGTGTTCCACTCATAAATGTCCCATTGGACATCATCGTCGTTCCATAATGCAATCTGATCATCTTCTAATTCTTCTGCTGTAGGTTTAGCTACAGGTGGTACCCAATCGCCTAGATTTCCTATGCTTTCGTCATAAACCCAAGTGCTAAACTCTTTAGCAGGCGTAAAATAATCGCCTTCAGATATATAAATAGAGTTTTTACAAGCGAAGTTCCCCCTAAATTTTTTGCTTTGATCTTCAGCAGGATCGCCTGTTTGCGGATCTAAATATACATCATCATAAGTATTGTATGATGTTCTTAAACAAGTAAGCCCTTCTCTTTTACTTTGATAATATTCTTCCCAAGTGTCATAGCCTTCAGGTGTTGTTTCATCTTCATTTTTACCTGAAATAACTTCGACTACTACATTATCTTCGTTTATAAATGCGTAATAAGCCATTTATGCTCCAAACTGTACTGTATCAGTACCGTCAGTAAATTCTATAACTTTTTCGTGGTTAACATAATCTAAAGTTTCGCTAAAGGTTAGTCCACTAGCATTGTTACAATTCCAATCAAAAGGAACTCTGACAATTACTACACCTTTACCGCCTGCACCTGAATAAGCGTTGGCGTTTGAAGTTGCGGCGCCACCGCCACCACCTTTATTCGCTACCCCACTTCGAGCGCTACCTGTTCCGCCCTGTCCATTACAAGTACCACCGCCACCCGTTGAACTATCAAAAGGATAATTAAAAGTATTATCGTTACCTGCACCAAAACCACCGCCACCACGACCAACAGCAGTTCCCGTAATTGATGAAGTTAATCCTGCACCACCCGTAATAGTTCCACCGCTACAGCTAGGGTTATTTCCGTTACCACCTGCGCCACCACCCGCGCCACCTGCTAAGTAGTGATTAGGACATGTATTCGGCCCATGAAGACCATTACCACCATTTTTGCCCTGACCTGAAGTACCGTTAGATTTAGAAGTAGCAGTTGTACCGCCACCGCCCGATCCACCGCCCGAAGTAGCATTACCCCCGTGCGCGCCTGCCCCACCTGCGCCACCTAAAGAAGTAATAGACGCGAAAACACTATCGCTACCTGCACCGCCTACGGCTTGATTTTTTTTGCGAGATCCACCTGCGCCAACTGTAATTGTGTAATCTGTATTGGGTGTAATTGTTAATGGCGTTTCTGTTGATGAATTTCCCCCGCTTGTTTCACTTGCGTATGAATTACGATAACCGCCTGCGCCACCTGCGCCACCGCCCGAAACCCACTCGGCGCCACCGCCACCGCCACCGCCACCGATAACTAAATATTGAACAGGATATTCCTGTAGCGACCAACCGTTGTCGGATTTTAAATCAATAATGTCATTAACTTGGAAGACACCGCTATTTTTTGCGGTATTCTGTGCAGGTACTTTTCCTGTATAACCATATTCAGACATACTAAACCCCTAAGCCGTAATTTCTAATACAGACAAATAAGCTTCAAGATCGCCACTTGACGCACCACCCGTGATCTTAACTACTTCAGATTGCTTTAAAACTATTTTAGAATTTCCTGCAAGTTCCAAAGAGCTGTCGGCTGGTACTGTCATTGTTGACGCAATCGACGCTTTTAGAGTTGATCCGCCACTTTCGTAAATTTTAACAGTAACAGTATCATCATTAGTTCCGTCAATGTTTGTAACTCTCAAAGATAACATAATAGATACATCGCCCGAACTACTTGGGGCAGTATATAAAGTCTGTTCCGAGTTTGTAACCGCTATGTCAGCCGTGTTAAAAGTTTCCGCCATTTCTATTCCTTTCCTAGCTTAATGCTATCACTAAACCTAAACTCACGCCACCACCCGAACTCGCGTTAGGATATAGGCTTAAATTACCTTCAGCACCCATACCGCTATGATTTGGGCAGTAATAATATAATTTACCTACTGTAGCACCTGTAGAAGTTGCTGTTCCAAGCGTTTCAGGTGTTATTTCTATTTCTACATAAGCATTAGAGGATCCTGCTGTTCCGCTTTCTGTAACATTAGTTGTAAATGCTGATCCTGAATTATGCGTTCCGTCTTTTGTTGTAGAAAATTTTAATGGGTGGTTAGTATTAGAGCTATCAGAAATATCAAATTTATACTTATATCCTACAGCTACATCTAAAGCAGGTGTCTTAGTTCCTGCCCCTGTATCAGTACCATTAAGCATATAATATACATTTTGCGATCCTGATCCGTCGTCTGCTACTTTTACAGTAATAGGAATAGTTAATGTGCTTGTTCCTGCTGTAATGTTATCTAGCGCTGATTGTGTAGCAGTAGATATTGGTAAAGTAGCTAATGTTGTTTTCTTAATAGCATTACTAGCGCTAGCGTCAGCAATTAAAATCTCATCAGCACTCACAGGGGTAACTGAACTTTCTGAATTTATATCAACTGCTAAACTTACGGCGCCACTTGTACCCCCGCCCGTAAGTCCTGATCCTGCTGTAACACCTGTTATATCGCCTTCACCTATAAAATTCGTCCAATTAGATCCGTCATAAAATTGTAAAGTGTTGCTATCTTTTAGAAAGCAGAACATACCTTCTGCGTCATTAGTTCCTAATGCAGTATCTCTAGCTGAACTATCTGCGTAAACTTGTATAACTTGATCTTGTAAAAATGTTTGAAACTCTGTAGCACTAATTAAATCGCCTGTGCTATAACTTTTCCAACCTGCACCCGCCATATTATATAAACCTTTCTATAACTTTAACTATAAGCGAAACGAGTACCTTCGCCAAGTTTAGCTGATCCTAATATCCAAGCCGAAGATCCCGCAGGGCTAAGAGTAGCAGACCACGACCAAGATTGCGACGATCCATTTACAGTATGCTGTATGCTTTCTATTAACAATTCGTCTTCTATTGTTGTACCGCTAGGATCTTGGATCTTAACTTTAATACGATCCCCGAACTCACGATCTAAAACTTGTGTCCATAATCCTGTATTATCTCTAGGATTGACAGTTAATTTATCTATTCTTACGATCGGAATAGAAGTTTCAGCTACTTTCTGCTGAATAATAGAAAGGACATCAGCGTCAGAAACATTTATAGTAGATTTAGCGCTTGCGAAAGCTGTAAATCTAGAAACGCTGTCGCCGTCTGACGCATATTGAGTGGATCCGCCTTCTCTCGTCCACTCATATAAGTTAATTATTTCATTATCATCTAAACTCAAACTGACATCAGTATAAGGAAGATCCGATCCTGTATTACTAAAAGTACCCTGCACATTTATAGCTTTTGTGTTTGATAACCTATAATCACGATTTCTAAATGTTGCTTTACCGTCTGCACTTATAAAAAATTGTGCGTTTTCTGCTGTTTCAACTTCTCTAAGTGCTGATAATATATTATCTGCTAATGATTGAGATTGTACATTGTTAGTACCCGTTAAGATATCTCTTCTGTTAGTAGGAAATCCTATAGCATTTAAGATCCTAGTTACACGATCCGAAGATAGTTCAGGTGTATCGTTATATCCTAATCTAGTTGATTGTCCTAATTCTGAAAAACCCGCACGACCTAAACGCCAAGATCGGCTGTCTAAAACACCTGATTGAAAAACTTTAAAAGCGTCAGTTGCTCTAAAAGTTACGACGCTATCCTGCCCCTGTGCAGTAAAGACTACAGGAATAGTATCTAAAAATCCTTCAAATATTACATAAGTACTTGAACTGTAAACAGCGCTGATCCTAACTCTTTTAAGTGGCTGTATTTTTGATCTATTATTAGCGCTATCGTAATAATGTGTAGTCTGACTTGGGTTAAATCTATTATCTGTATTTGAAAGCAATATTTGTGCTGATCCTGCGCCAAACTGACCTAGTTCATTAACTCTTCCCCTGTTTGTTGTAAACTGTCTTACATATTGACTTACATCTGTGAAAGATTGACTTTCATCAAAAGGATCACTATCAAATCCGATTTCTACGGTTATATCGACATTACTATCAAAAGCTACTGACATTAGACAATCGAAAGTCCGCGCTGTTGTGCTTTTGTTATTGCAGTAGCAACAGCATTTTCTACATCTTGTTCAGTTCCGAGAACTGCACCTGTTGTAACATTTATATTTACTGATCCGCTAGTAGCTAGCATGGATCCTGCGAAACCACCTATACCGCCACTACTTACAAAAGGTGTTTCGTCTTTTAATGCACCTGTAGGATCGAAGGTTTTTTGTGCAGGCTGTTTACCACCTGAAGTTCCAAGATCTACAGGTTTTCCTGATAAAGCAAATATTTCGCCAAATTTATTCATAACACGATCTAGATCGCCTTCAACCTTATCAGCCATTAGTCCTACTAATTGTTCAAAAGTTCCTAAAGCGCTTGCGTCTGCTAATGCTTTATCTAATTCAGCTTTAGCGATCGCCATTTCAAGTAAGTTTTCTGTACTGTCGTCAGTTGCTTTAGCTAGTTCTTCTTTAGCAGTTCTATAATCATCAGTAGCTTTTTCTACTGCTTGTGTTGCTTTTACTACATCTTCTTGCGCTCTGATCAGATCTTCTTCAGCTTGTTCTTCTTCTCTAGTAGCTGAAGTGCTAGCTAATGTTATTTCTTCTAATCTTCTTTTAGCTAGTTCAAGTTCTTTATTCTGTAGCGTAGATCTTTCTTCTATATCTGATAATCTTTGTACTGCGTCAGCTTGTCTTAGGATCGCGATTTCTTCTTCTAATGTAACTTGTTTACTTAGTTCTTTTTGTCTATTTAATTCCTGTTCAGCTAACTCAACTGCTTTAATTGCTTTTTCTTGATCTGTTTGAGCGCTTTCTAAACTTTCTAATCTGTCTTGCTCTTCAGTTTCTAGATCAATGATGTTTTGTTTTATATCTTCGATCTTTTGATAGGCTTTAAAAACTTTGTTTAATGCGCCTATACCTTTTTCGTTTCTTAATGCAACTAACTCTTCTTCTGCGTCGTTTAGCTCTTCTGTTACTTCTGTGGCTGTTTGTACTGTCTGATTTAATCTATCTTGTTCTATTTCGTATCTATGTGCGTTATTAATTCGATCTCTATTAAGTGCTATAGATCTATCTACATGTTCATTTAATCTTGCTGTATTGATCGCCATATTTTGCATTAATCGATCGTTTTGTTGTGATCTTAGGATCTCTTCTAAGCGTTCTTGTTGCTCAACGAAGTTAACTATCGGGGATCCGCCACCCATAGCGCCTGCGAAAGCGCCACTTAACATCGCTATTCCTCTTGCTTGTTCTTCAATACTCTTTACAGGTGTTTCGCCTTTAAGTCTTAAAATTACTTCATCTAAAAATCTATTACCTAATCCGATTGCGTCTTCTAATGCAGGTGCGAACTTATCAGCTAGGATCAATCCTATTTCTGCGAATTTGTCGCCTGCTAGTCCTACTTGTTGTGATAAAGATTGGATCTGTTTGTCTGCTACTTCTTCAGTAGTTCCCCCGCTATCTCTAAGAGCGCTTTCATATTCTCTGATCTTGTCTGTTGATCCTGATAAGATCTTAACTGCGTCAGCTACACCACGATTTAAACCTAACTGATCTAATGTACTTGCTTTAAGTTCATCGGACATAGGTTTAAGTACACGATCAAGCTCTTCAACAATGTCAGCAACATTTCTCATATTGCCTTCAGCGTCAAACATTTCTAGTCCAAGTTTTCTAAACTCTTCGCCGTTCTTCGCTGTAGCTCTTGGGATATCTCTTAAAACCTGATTTAACTTCTCGCCACCTTCGGCACCCTTAACGCCTGCGTCTGCAAAGACAGCAAGAACAGCGACGCCTTCTTCGATATCTTTATTAACAACCTTTAACGCGGATCCTGCTTTAGATGTAAGAGCCTCTGAAAACTGTTGAACACTTGCGTTAGCTAAGGTGTTAGCTTTGACTAATACATCAGTTACCCTAGTTAAGTTCTCTAAGTTTTGTTGTGCGTCATTAACAGTTAAACCTAATGCGGATTGTGCGTCAGTAGCCAAGTCAGTAGCAGTAGCCATATCGAACATACCTGCTTGGGCAAACTTAGCAACTTGGGGAAGTGCTTGGATCTGTTGTTCTGCGTCTAAACCTGCTGACGCTAGGAAGAAAAAGCTTTCTGCTGATTGTTCTGCGGAAAAGGAAGTACTGATCGCAACTTCTCTTGCAGTTTGTTCCATACGGCGTTGCTGATCTTCAGTAGCACTCATGATCGCTAATGATTGTGTCATAGCGTCGTCGAACGCCATAAATTGTCTAGTTGCGCTCGATAGAGCTTTCGCCATAGCTACTGCGCCTGCAACAGCAGTAACGCCCATAGCTTTTCCGAATTTACCTAACCCCTTAGAAGATTTATCGCCCGACTTACCGATCCCGTCTAATTGTCGTTTAGCTAGATCAGCGCCCTTAGTTATAATATTTAAAACTATATTTGATACAGCCATTTATTATCTGTTCCTTTTCTTCTTCATTTCTGCGTCTGCGAGTGCTTGGGCTTTATCGCGGGCTTTCTTTTCCCATAAATAGAAATAAGCCCAATCATTAAATTCCTTAGCACTCATCTTACTATGCAACTCGCCCACCGTCATGCTTAGATCACGGGCTAAACGAAAAGAAAAGGCTAGATCGGTATCTAGATCAAAACTGATCGGCGTCTTCCGCCGTACCCCCTAAGCCATTTAGTTTGTTGATTTCTACAAAGATCTGATCGACTATCTTGCTATCTTTCTCGTAAAGACTATCAATTAGATCATCATCTAATTCAGGATCTATTACGCACTCTTTTAAAAGATGAATTTGATATTCAAAAGCGTCTAATTCAGTATCTTTGAGCAATCGACCAAGTTTAACAGCCATACCTTTTGACATACCTTTAATCTTGATCGAAAAGCCCCACTCTTCAATATTTATTATTTTTTCAGGCACATCAGGAAGACCTAAGATGTCTTCTCGACTTAGCCTTTTAAGATTTTCACTCATTGTGCGTCCTATCTATTTATTTAGTGTGTACCTCTAGTAACCGCGTCAGAAACTTGTAGATCTGCTGAATAAGCAACTACATCGCCGACAGGGCTAGAAATAGCATAGTTTGTTAAAATACACTCGCCTGTATATTTGATCGCCCCTGATCCTGTTCCTTCAGGGGAATATTCAAAACTTAATGTAGCAGATTGTCCTAATACAACGCCCAATATTGCGTCTAATGTACTATCAAAAAGACCGCCTATTGAAATAGTTGCGTCTTTTAATCCAACAATATATGTTTTATTGTCCTTCCCAAGTACTGTTGTTTCTGCAACATCAGCAGTTTCAGGAAAGTCCACATTATTTATAAAAGCTGATATATCTGTAAGTGATCCACTAGCGTTATCTAGTTTGAATACACTATCTTTTCCATGAACAAAAGCCATTTTTTATCTATATCCTTTCTTAATTGTTTCTTCCAAAGCCAATTATAACAGCGAAACTTGGTGTAGATCCGCCTACTGTATATTCGACTTTAAGATATCTATTTACTGTAGTACCTTTCGCAACCGCTTTAACTTCGCTAGTTGCTGAAGTTGCTTGGGTAAATGTTACTAGATCAGCATAAGTACTGTTATCAGCACTATGAGTGATCTTAGCGTCTAGTGTTGGGCTTGTTCCACTAGCAGAAGTAACGATAATAAAAGCGCCACCCCCGTTAGCTGTACTTGCTGAATTATCTCTAGCTGTTCCTGATCCTGTAGCTGTAACAGTTGCATTTTCAAGAACAGTACCATTAAAGATACCTTCATCAGATTGGAAGTCAGCATTAAAAGCAACGATATCGCCTACAGGACTTGAAATCCCATAATTAGTAAAGTTGCCTTTTCCAAAACTTACATTATCGGTAGCGTCAACGCCGTCAATTCCCATGACTAATTCTTGACCACCTGTGCCGAGATTAGTTGCAATAGGGCTATCTGCTGTTGCGTCGAAAAATCCTGCAATAGTTATAGTGCCGTCTTTTCCGCCTGCTATGTATGTCTTAGCTGATTTTCCAAAAGTTGTACTTTCTGCGATGTCTGCTGATCTTGTAGCGTCAGCATTATTTAAATAGCTAGAAAGATCGGTGCTGTTCAAAAATACTTTACTATCCTTACCATGTTTAAAAGCCATTACTGACCGCCTTTACATGTGTCGGGACAACTTCCACAACAATTCATTATTTTTTCCTTCTTCCTGATCCTGATCTTCGTCTTCTTCTTCTAGTTCCTGATCCTGATCCTGATCCGTATCTTCCGTAACCCATTATATTATTCTTCTTCCTTATTATTCAACTCTTGCATTTTTTGTTCTTGATATTCTTTAGCATTAACTTTGATAACAAGTCCCTGATCTAATAACCACTTAGCAGGTTTTTTATCAATGCTTTCGCCTGCTTGGATCTCTTTATCTTTAATTTTTAAATTTACTGTAGCTATATACATACTTCTATCCTATCACTTCTACTACAAATTCCACGCCAAGTAAGTCAGTATTATTTAACTCGAAGGCGCCGTAATCTCTTACTTCTGTAACTCTAACAGAAGACGCGACACCACCCAAAGTTAGATCGCTTTCTATTGCAGACTTCATAGAGTTAGTTCCTGAAGTCTTAATAAACTGATCTAAAGTTTCTTGGCTGTCCTGACCGTCAACATTAGCGACATAAAGCCTTACAGGGATCAAGTATTTATCTGATCCCCTAGCCATAGTAGTATCATATTCTAAGGTATCAAGCACCCCAACTATTGCTATAGGTGGCTCGGCTCGGTGGGGGACATAAGCAAAAACATCAACGATCGTGATGTTATTCGATATGTTCGTTGCTATTCCTGATCTGATCTGTGTCAAAGTCGCCATGACTTGATAATAGCATAGATCTAGGATCCTTCGATAGTCTTGTAGATTTCTGTATGATCTATCTGCGTTACTCGATCTTTAAGATCCTGAAGTTTAGATCTAAAGATCTGATTGCATTGATCTACTGATCTTCCTTCTATGATCAGATCAATAGTTCCTTCTATTGAATATAAGATCTTAACTCTTTTATTTAGATCCTTTTGGATCGAAGACTTTAGATCTTCGGACAATCCGCCCTGAAGGAAAGTCTGAAGATCTAATAGTCTGCGTTTCAATTCCATAATATTATTCTACTTCTTGAAATTCTAGTGTGATATTAGGCATTAAGGTTAATTGTAGTAAACCTGTTTTGTCTGATACTTCAAGATAGTAATCCTGTTTGATAGTTGGCGTTAGCTTACCTTCTTTCAGGATATCTTCTTGTAACTGATCTTGTTCTTTTACAGCTAGTTCTAGATCATCTCTTATGATCTTGTGTACCTGATCTAACTTACCTTTCTCAACATCATAAGTTCCAACAACGCTTATGGATCCTATGACTTTGTAATTTTCTGACATTTATATCGTTCCCCTTTCTTTCATATCTTTAAATAACTTCTCTTTAAAGTCGGGTGCTTGTTCATCTAAAAACCAATCCCCTTCTTCAACGAACTTATCGTATTCTTCCTTACTCATAGTTTCTTTATCCATTTATAGTTCCCCTTTCAAGTTTGGATAATTTAGATCTATCTCTTTAAGATCTAAAGTTGTTCTGATCTGATCGATCTGATCATGACTTGTAATGTCATGAGCGATGATCTGCTTTATATTTTCTAATGGTGTCATTATTCCCCTTCTTCAAAGTCGAATAGATCAGGTTGAGTTATTTTTCTAGCTCTTAATTGATCTATATTCTTTTTTAGTTGTTCTTCAAGATGAGTTTCAATTAAATCTATTTCTAGATCTGTGTAACTATATAAATGCTGATTAGCAAGATTGCCGATCAATCTCATTTGATTAGTACAGCTATTCACTCTTCTTTCAATAAGTTCTACAAACTTATCTTTTTTTATTTGTTCTTCTCTCATAATTATTCCCCTTTTATATTTTCTTTGGCGGGTGATCAGCCCCGCCATTTTTTTATGATCTACAGTTTATAAGGCACGGATCTTACGACAACCCTTTCGGCTGACGGAAGATCGAGTGAATTATAAAATACTGTATCACAACCGTTTCCGTGATCAGCGAAACGCTTTACGCTACACGGTTTACAAGTTGTAATCCGAAGTCTTGTTTTTGTAGTAAAAACAGAAACTTCGCAAGTAGATTTAGTTTCGCCACTAGGACAATGAACTTTACGCTCACGCTTAGTAGGAACTTCAGCAGGTATAGTCAACGCCTGTCGCATAGCTCTAGGAATTGTACTGCTGAAACTACAAGTACAAGATTTACAATGTACCCCCACAACACCCCCTTTCAAAGTGTTAGATTTAGAAGTTTTTATTGTCATACTTTTTACCAACTTCTACTTAATTCCATATCGCTTATGTATGTAGCTTTACAATTTTTACTACAAAACTTTTGATCCCCTTTAACAAATGCTTTTTTGATAACCAAGATATGTGTCGGATCAAAAGAGCAAGTTGTCAATTCTGCTAATGTGTATTTTTTTTCGTTATTCATATTGTTTCCTTTCATACTTAATTTAACCATAGATTAAATAATAAGTCAACAACCTTTTTTTTTAATATGGCTGATTTAGCCTATATTTGAAGTTTTTTAAAGAATAAGCCCAATGTTTATAGGCTTAAAAGAGTGGGAAAAAAATTTTATTTTTTTAATTTAATTTCTTAAATTGTTTCTCAATATCGTTCGCTAGATCCACTAAGAGTGCTTTTCTTTCTGTCTTAGTATCTCTTTCAGCGATCAGTAAATAAGGTACAAGCGGTGTTCCTTTTTCTGCTATTGATCTAGCAACTACGAAAGCTAAGTTTGGATCGCCCAACTTTCTTTCTGCCCACCCACGAAGTTTCCTTACAGGTGGAAAGTGCGGTTTAGATCTAGTAAATGGCTCGGATAGTTTTAGCTTTCCTGATCTCTTTGGATCGCCATGAACAAAAGGGGACTTCGGGCTGTCTGATCTAACTTGGATCCGTTGCGGTAATCTTCCTTTACTTTTGATCTGTGTTGATCTAATAGATCTTTTAAGTGCGCCTGTGTCTTCAGGTGCTACTTCTTGCGCTCTGTTCTTGATCAGATAAGCGGAAGTACGCATATAAGATCTGATCGGTTTATTAGATAAGTTTCCTAGATCAACTTTCTTTTTTACTTTGTTTAATCCTGTTACTTTAAATTGTTGACTAAAAGCCATGATCTAAAGTCGATGTCTGATATAAGGTTTTATTAAAGTCTTTGCGTCAGGATCCATTTTTTGAAACAACTCTCTTTCGCCTGTTTCTGAAGATCCATAAGTTGAGAAAGGGCTGTCTTTTCTTTTCCATAATCTAGATGATTGTAATAAACATGCTTGCTTGATCGCGTCAGGTACAGCATTAAATCCCCATTTAGCCGTGATCTTAATATTTCTTACAATATCAGGATCAAACCTTTCTGAAGATCGTCGATCAAATATTACTAATGTTTGGAAGGGAATATCATTATCGCCGTCTAGATCTACTACATCTAACGGCTTTAAGTAAAAGTCTGTATCGAGTGTTATTGTTTTATCGTAGGATCCGTCGTCTGTTGTATCCAACTGAACGATTAATCCTGTTGTTGTAGCTATATCAGGAACATCTAAGATAAAAGGATTATTAGGCGTAAAGTATTTTATTTGCACGCTCTCACTTATGAAAAATACTCTGCCTGTAATCTGATCTATTAATCTAGAGCTAGCGTTAATAGCATTAGTTAAGTTTGTATCTTGTGATGATCCTGAAAGCCCAATCATTGTTTTTAGATCGTTAGTAGAACAATATTGCGCGTGCGACATTAGTCCTACTTAGCTTTATTTTCAGCAGGTGCCTTCGCTTTCGCTTTGGCTTTATCTAATCCCCACTCTTTAGCTTGTAGATCAGATATTTCATCGCCTTTCTTACCAAGTAATTTACCTTTAGCCCAACCTTTTGGAAGACCGTCAGTACCTTCGGCGACTTTACCTTCATCATTTATCCATAAATCTTTTTTTAGTTTCATTGTTTTCCTTTTCTTTGTTTGATCCGCACCCGCCTTATAAGACGAGTGCGACATCAAAACCATTTTAACTATCTATTAAAAGTTAGTTATTGAACAGAAAGCAGTAGCCCTATAAATAGGGAAACCTAATCTCATGCTAGCTTTCATCATGACTTTATCTTTTGTGAAGAAGTCATCATGGCTATCAGACATAGATACTTCAATACCCTGTCTTGAAACTATGTGAACTGCTTGTCCGCCACCGAAAGCACCAACTAACGCTGTTCCTGCTGAAATAGCTGTTGTTGGAACTACAGGTACACCCCATATACTTGCTTGCGGTGCGCCGTTCATCATACCTGCGCCCACGAATAGTGGTTGTAATGCGCCTGAAGTTGTTACGGCGTTTACTTCTGTTACTACATCATACCAATCAGAAGGGTGCATAAGAATTGCGTCAGGCTCTATAAAGGCGTCCTTTCGGATTTCTGTAATTGCCTGATAAATTTGTCCAATTCTCTTCAAGTTTCCTGAAAAAGATGAATAATCAAAAGTGTTAATTCCTGATTTGTTTAAGATACCACGAATTATTGGCGCTGATCCTGATCCCCCGATTAATACATCGGACAATCTAAGTTCAAGCATTGTTCTTAGTCTGCTATCTAAGTAGCCCTGTACTGCTGATACATCAGCAAGCAGTTCTTCTGTAACAGGTATAGAAACACCAAATTTTCTGATCTCTTCTGTTCTTTCTGTGAAAGCTAAAGCACTTTCGCCGAAAGCTGATCCTTCTGCTACTTCTGCACCATTGTTAGTGAAAGTAGTTTCTTCCAAATACTTGTATTGATATTGATCTGTATTG